TGGCCGATGTTTCAGGGGGTGAGTAATGGGTAAGACAATCCAAGCAGAGATACAGCCTAACGTCATTGTACGCTCAAGGGGTAAGCGGCTATACCCTAACGCACACGCAAGGCTAGAGTCGTGGGCTAGGGCGTACAGGTCAGGCAGTCAGGGCGAGATTAAAAGGCTCACAGGCGCACCATACGCCGCACCATCAAAGCCAATAGGGTTTATCCTACCTGACACCGAGGAGGAGCGTATAGGCGCGGTCGTGAACAAGCTATCAAGCTATAACCGCATGTTCGTATGGTGTCACTACATCAAGCGGCCTGAATACATGGCTAAACTGTATAAGCGCGTCAAGCAAGACGAAAGTGAGACAAACGAGGCGTACAGGGGTCGAATCAAGCGTATTTACTACGATAGGCTGGGCGTTACCTATGGCGTATATCAGCAAGATTTGCGGGATGCTCAGGAGGAGTTTATAGCTAGGGGCGGTATATTTTAAAAAACTTGCAATTAATTGAAAATAGTGCTTGCACTGGACAAATATACAGTGTATAAAGGGTGCGAGGGTGGAGTTTTGCGCCCAAAGAGAATATGACTAAAAAAATACATTTAAAACTTGTTCGAAGTTTCTCAGTGGGTTTTGTCTTTTACGACCCTAAGTTAAACGGTTTTTGTTTAGAGTTTAATCTGCTTTTCTTTCGGTTGGCGTTATGGAGCAAAGGAGCGTCATGGTTTGGCTTTACTAACTACTGGGGGGCTAATTCGGGCTAATGGAGCAACTTCTAGCAATATATTTCTTTTTAGTCTTTTCTTTCGTTTTAGCGTTGCTTATAATTGTTATTAGCTTTGCATTATCTGAATATGAAAATTATAAACAAAGTCGAAACGCCTCTTAAACGTAGATATTTGGGTGTTACCAAAGTAAAGCGCAACCTTTTCGGCTATAACAAAAACCTTAGTCTGCCGAGCAATCTCGGTGGTTAAATTGCAATCTAAGGGAATCTGAACCCTAGCATAACTAGGTAGTAGGATTCACCCGCCCCACTCATTAAATTGGGTGGGGCTTTTTTATTGGTTTAATATTTACGACAAAGACCTTTATGTATAAGGGTTTAGGGTATGTTCCCGAAACAGACTTCGGCAACAATAGAATTTTATTCCATATCGGGATACAGAATAAACCCGCCACAACATCACCTATCAGGGGCTGGAAAAGCTACCACTTACGATATTGGGCGGGTAATTACACAGGAGCGCAGCAATGCCAAAGATAACAGGCAAGGGCGCAACCATAACAAAGGGTGGCACTCCGATAGCTTACGTTACAGACTACACATGGTCTGAGTCATTAGGTACGGTTTACGGTCAAAGCGAGTCAAAGCTATCTGTTAACGCAATACTAGATACGGACTTCACGCCAGAGCGTACAGGTGGCAGAGACACCTATGTTCTGTTGCCGGCATCTACGTCTAGTCAATCCATAACAATGACTAACGCAGAGATAGAGAGCGTGAGCGTAAGTGTAGGCCGTGAGTCAGTGAAGCAATCACTAACAATAACCAGCAAGAACACCGCGACCATTGCCTAACCTACCAGAGCAACACAACTCGCATAAGGTAAGGCGCACAAGATCGGCAAGCGTTAAGGCAAGACAAGGCAAGAGAGCATACGCGACATACTCCAAGCGATGGAGAGCAGACCGTAAGCAACAGCTAGACAGACAGCCATTGTGTGAGCATTGCCTAGCATACGGCAGATACACGCCAGCTAACGAAGTAGATCACATCAACGGAAGTGCAAGCAACGAGGCAGATTACACACCTGATAACTATCAGAGCTTGTGTAAGTCCTGCCACTCAAAGAAAACGGTAAGACAATGATACAAACATCACACAACATCAAAGGATGGATAGCAACCTGTACAGATACAGGTAAAACGGCAACAGCTACATTTGACGAAGGTAAAGGCATCGCACAGGAGCGCCTACAAGACGCGCTAAAGGCTGAGTCTACCGATAACACTAAGACAAAAAGAAAGTGGCGTGAGCGAGACACGGAGGGCTAGGGGGTGCGAATCCTTGTCACCTTACATCCTACAATACGACCGACCTCCTTTTTTTTATACCCGCAATTGAAACATTATGCCGCAACCTAAGAAGCCCACCAAGATACTTGAGCTTAGTGGCGCGTTTAAGAAAGACCCACAGCGTAAACGTGGCGCAGAGCCACAACCTACGGAGGGTATAGGGGATTGCCCTAAACACCTAAGTGATAGCTACGCTGTTATTTGGAACGAGATTAAGAGTAATTGTGTTGATGGTGTTTTAACCATCCAAGACCGCCATGCTTTGGAGTTGGTTGTTACTGGCATCCATGAGGTGCGGCATGGTATCGAGACAGACGATGGTATTAAGCAAGTCGGCGGTGCTGAGAGAGACAGAGTGTTTAAACAGCTTGGACGTTTTGGGTTAACGCCTAGTGATCGAAGTAATGTTGTCGTTAGTCAGCCTGAAAAGAAAAAGGGCGGGTTTAAGAGTTTAAAGTGACAGGCTCGGAGCGTTTAGAGAGATACATTAACGATGTATTAACTAAGCCAAAGGACTATCCAGAAACGATAGTGCAGGCGTGTCAAAGGTTCGTTGATGACATGAACCGCAAAGATATATATTTTGACGTTGGTGCGGCTAATAACGCGATAGAGAATGTCGAGTTAATGCCTCACACTAAAGGCAAATGGAAAGATAAGCCCACAATACTAGAGGATTTTCAGTGCTTTTGGATTGGCTCTCTGTTTGGTTGGAAGTGGACCAAGAATGATTTTAGGCGTTTTCGTTACGCTTACGTTCAAGTTCCAAGAAAGAACGGCAAGAGCCATATTGTAATTTGCATTGCGCTAGTGATGTTTGGCTGTGATGAAGAACAGGGCGCAGAGGTTTACTTAGGCGCGACTTCTCAAGAGCATAGCCGAGATTTATTGTATCGACCGGCAAAGTATATCGTTAATCATTCAGATGATTACCGCGAGGCTTACGGTGTAGAGGTTGGGGCTACTTCAATGGTTCAGCCCGACAATAACGCGACATTAAAAACGGTTATTAAAAAGCCTGACGATGGGGCTAGTCCTCATTGTGCGGTTGTTGACGAATACCATGAGCACGAGTCAAGCGATCAGTACGACACGTTCAATACTGGCATGGGTTCGCGTGATCAGCCTTTGTTACACATCATAACAACGGCTGGCGGTGACTTAGGTTCGCCATGCAAGTATGAGTATGATGATTGTAAGCGCGTATTGCGTAAGGAAATAGAGGCAGATACTAAGTTTATTCTAATTTATGAGCCTGATGAGGGCGATGAATGGCACGACCCAAAGATTTTAAAGAAGGTCAACCCATGTTTAGGGGTGTCGGTTAACGAGGATTACTTGTTAGACCAGCTAGAAATTGCCAAAGTCTCAGCAGAAAAGCAGAACATTTTTAGAACAAAGCACCTCAATCAATGGGTGGGGTCAAAGGTTGCCTGGATGAATATGTTGGCATGGCAACGGCAGAAAGACACCTCACTTAGTTGGGATGATTTCAAAGACAAGCCTTGTCACATAGGGCTAGATTTAGCCTCAAAAAAAGACCTTTGTGCTATCAGCGTATTGTTTGAAGAGGGTGGGCATTATTACAGCTTTCCTTTCTTCTTTGCGCCAGAAGGTGCGGCAGAGACTAACGACAGATACCCGCAGTTTGTTAATCGTGGTGAGCTAGAGCTTACCGATGGCAATATGACAGACTATGCGTTTATTGAGAAAAAATTATTAGAGATATGCGAGTTTGCAGACGTTAAGAGCATTGCTTATGACCCATATCAAGCGACCTATTTAGTTACTAGGCTTCAAGAGAAGCGAATTAAATTAGTTGAGTTCAATCATACGGTGGTCAATATGTCTGAGCCGATGAAAGAATTAGAAGCGCGGGTGTTGAATGGTGAATTACATCATAACGGCAATGCTTGCATGACGTGGCAAGTCTCCAATGTGGCGGCAAAGCTAGACGTAAAAGATAACATTTACCCGAATAAATCAAACAGAAATGATGAGCGATGCAAAATTGATGGAGTTGTCGCAATGATCATGGCTTTTGGTCGGTGGCTTGGTGAGGATGATCCAGACAATCCTTATGAAGAGAGAGGATTTCGCACACTATGAGCCAGTTTAATCCTTGGTCTAAGGACTACATGAAGAATTTGACGTTAAAAGATGGTGATAATTTCAACCGTTCTTTTAACTATTCAAGTAAGACGCAATCAGGCGCAATGGTTAGTGACGCTTCGGCATTAACCCAGTCTGCGGTTTACGCTTGCGTAAGGGTTTTATCTGAGACTGTTGCTAGTTTGCCTTTAAGGGTTTATGAGGTTGACGGAGAGACACGCAAAGGCGTAGACCATCCCCTTAATCGCCTTTTAGGTGTAACGCCTAACGGTGAGCAGACAGCTTTTGAATTACGCGAGTTTCAAATGACTTGCTTGGGGCTTAGGGGTAACGCATACGCGCAGAAATTGTACTCTAATCGGGGCGTTATCGGTGAGATTAACCCTCTAAACTCGGCCTACATGAACGTAGACCGTGATAGTGCTGGGCGGCTTGTGTTTGATTACCAAGAGACAAACAATAATAAAGTCTATTCGGTTGATGAAATTTGGAGAATTGCGGCTTTAGGTTCTAACGGTGTGACAGGTTTAAGCCCTATTCAGCAGGCTAGGGAGTCAATCGGAACGGCTATGGCTGTGGAAGGGCATGGTGCGAGTGTATTTAAGAACGGCGTCAACCCTTCAATTGTGTTGTCTAGCGATGGCGTATTGTCTGATGTGGCGTTTGATAGGCTGAGAGAACAGCTAGAGACAAACAGCGCAGGATTCGGTAATGCCGGCAAGCCTTTCTTGGCTGAGGGCGGAATGAAACCGTACACAGTTAGCATGACTAATCAAGACGCGCAGTTTATCGAGTCGCGCAAGTTTCAGGCCGAGGACATTGCGCGATGGTATCGCGTACCACCTCACATGATCGGTTTGCTTGATCGGGCTACGTTCTCAAACATTGAACAGCAATCGATTGATTTTGTTGTAAACACAATTCGACCTTGGCTGGTTCGCATTGAAGCTACCATGATGCGTGATTTGTTGTCGCCACAAGAGCAGGGGCGTTATTTCCTATCGCATACGGTCGAAGGGTTGCTGAGAGGCGACACTAAGACGAGATACGAGGCTTACGGCTCAGGCATAGACAAGGGGTGGCTCACACGCAACGAGGCGCGGCTGTTAGAGAACAGGCAGCCTATTGATGGGCTAGACGAGCCTGTATTGCCGGTTAATGTTCAAACGGTAAGCGAGCGAGAGCAGAATTTACAAAACAGCCTAGCCGAAGTGTTAGCCGATCAGGAATCTAACGCATTGCGGCAAGAGCGCAACAAGGGCGGCGATGATTTCGGAGATAGGATGGTGATTTTTTACTCTAAATTCAAAGACAGATTAGTTAACTATGGCGCTTCTACTGAGGACGCTACTAAATACGTTCTAACAAGAGCCGAGCAAGTAGAGTCTGGGCAGTTCGACAAGATAGAGCGCAGCGCACAATTAAAAATAGCGGAGATATTATGAACGTAATTGACATTTATTCAGATATTGGGGAGTCGTTTTGGGGCGATTCGGTGTCTGCAAATGACATTAAGGGCCAGTTAGAAGGCATGACAGGGGATCTAACGGTTCGCATAAATAGCGCGGGTGGTTCGGTTTTTGATGGTTTTGCTATCTATAACCTTCTAAACGAGTACGAGGGAGAGGTTACAGTCAAAATAGACGCATTAGCGGCAAGCGCGGCAAGCGTTATAGCTATGGCTGGCGACAACATCCACATGGCTGACAATGCGTTAATGATGATACATGATCCCTGGACTATTGCCGTTGGTGATAGCAAGGACATGGCTAAGACTGCGGAATTGCTAGACAAAATTAGAGACTCAATTGTTACCACATATCAAAGCAAGTCCAATTTGGATAAATCGCAAATTGAAAACATGATGAGCGAAGAGACATGGTTTAGCGCAGAAGAGGCAATTGCTAACGGCTTTGCAACGGCTAAGACAGATGAAAAAGCGCAACCAATGAATAAATTGGATAAGCCGTGGATGAATAAAGCTCCTGAAATTGAGCAAGAGAAAGAAACAGATGCCGCGTTTTTGAATATACAAAAGCGCAAATTAAAATTATTGGCAGAAGCCTAACGATTAGCAGACGTTAATCAAATAACAAGCACCTTTCGGGGTGCTTTTTTTATGTCTACAGAAAGAGGATTTACAAAATGAAAGCAAATGAAATTCTAGCGCAACGCGCTAAAGTGGTTAACGACATGCAGTCCATGTTGAACGTAGCCGAAAAAGACAACCGTGATCTAAACGATACGGAGAAAGAAATTTATAACAAGATGGAGTCTGATGTTGTTGCCCTTAAGGAACGCGCAGACCGTATTGCAAACCAAGAAAAGCTAAGCGCGGATCTAGACATTGTGCGCGGCGAGTCGGCTAAGGCTTCTGTCGGTGGCTCTGCTAAGTCGGTACAGTCTAGCAAAGAGTACAAAGAAGTGTTTAACGGCTGGGCGCGTAATGGTCAAATCACGCCAGAAGTACGCAACGCTCTACAGGTTGGCACTAATTCAGAAGGCGGTTATATCGTGCCAGAAGAATTTGAGACTATGCTCGTTGCTAAGATTCAAGACGTTAACCCGTTGCGTCAATGGTGCAATGTAATTACGACTGCAAGTGATCGCAATATTCCTATTGAGTCTACTTTGGGTACTGCGGCATGGGCGGCAGAAGAAGCGACAACTGCCGAGTCTGATGCGGCTTTTGGTCAAGTAGTGTTGAACGCTTACAAGCTAAGCACACTGGTTAAAGTTTCAGAGGAGCTTATGGCTGATTCGTTCTTTGACATTAGCTCATACCTTGCTAATAACTTCGGCTCTCGTTTTGCTCTTGCAGAAGAAGCGGCTTTTGTTAACGGTGATGGCTCGGCTAAACCTACCGGCATTGTTGGCGGTGCTACTGATTCTGGCATTACCTTCGCGGGTACTGCTGCAATTACGGCTGATGAGTTGATTGATACTCAGCATGGTTTGACTCGCCCTTATCGCGCAAATGCGGTTTGGATGGTTAACGATTCAACACTTAAGATGATTCGTAAGCTAAAGGATGGCGACAATCAGTATTTGTGGCAGACAGGCTTAGTTGCTGGTGCTCCTGATACTTTGTTAGGTCGTCCAATTTACTCAAGTACGGCTATGCCTGCGGCTACTACTGGCCTCAAGTCTGTTGTGTTTGGTGATTTGTCGGGCTACACGATTGCAGACCGTACAGGGCGCACCATTCAGCGATTGAATGAGCTTTATGCTGTAACTGGTCAAGTTGGTTTCAGAGCCTTTGGTCGATGTGATGGCAAGGTTACGGACAGCAACAAGATCGTATACGCGAAGCAAGCAGCAGCGTAATTTAATCGGGGCGGCTTTCGGGTCGCCCCTTTTTTATTGAGGGATTAAGCATGATTAAAATGTTAACAGCAGTAGCTTCGGATAAGTTCGCGGTTTCTCCAGGTGAGACAACCGACAAATTCAGCAAGGCCGAAGAAGATAGATTTATTGCGGCTGGTTTAGCTGAAAGACATACAGAAAAGACAGCAAAGAAAGTAACCAAGAAGGCTAAGTAATGTCTGTAACGCTATCCGAGCTTAAGAGCCAGCTAAGAATAACCGGCACTGATGAAGATACAGAGCTAGGTATTTATTTGGCGGCATCTATTGAATATGTCGAGCAGTACACAGGGCAAAGGTTGTCTCGTGTGGCTAGAACGGCTTATTTTGATTCGTTTGGTGTGATGGAGTTGGTAGGTGATTCGCCTGCCTCGATTACGGTTAGTTATCTTGATGATAACGGCGACTCTCAGACGCTCTCTAGTGCGGTGTATGCGCTTAAAGTTCACAAGGCTAGACCTTACTTAACTCTAGCTAGTGGGCAGTCATATCCAAGCACTCAATCGGTAGATGCGGCGGTTACTGTCACTTATACCAGTGGTTATGATGTTAATTCATTGCCTACGCTTTTAAAGGCGGCTGTTTTAGTTGATGCGGCTACGTTGTACGAGTTTAGAGAGAATGAAACGGTTATGAAATTGCATGATCGCGGCATGGTTGAGCGGCTTTGTGCGGCATATCGAATAATTAAATTATGAGCGCGGGAGAATTACGCCACAAAGTAAAGTTGCAGACGCTTAGTTATGCGGCAACGACTAACGGTGATTACTCGAAAGTGGGTAGTTATTCAGAGCTAGATACAGTTTGGGCTTCGATCAAATACTCGGATGGCAAAGAGGACGAGACAGGCCGAGATTTAAGCAAGCAGAATGTAAAAATAAAAGTTCGTTATAGAACGGATTTAGACAATATAAACCGCGTGTTGTTTGGTTCGAGGGTGTTTGATGTTGAATCAGCCATCGACCCAACAGGGCGCAGACAATACTTAATTTTAAACTCAACTTATCGGTCTAACTAATGGACGCTAGCTTTAAGATTGAGGGGTTAGACAAGCTCAACAAAGAGCTAAAAGCTCTGCCCGAAGATTTTAGAAACAAGGCGTTACAGTCTACGACTAGAGCGGCTACTAAGTTGATTCAGCTGGAAGCGACAGAGTTAGCACCAAAGAAAACAGGCAACCTCTCACAGTCAATTGTAACTAAGAAGGTGCGTAGTCATTCTAAATGGGTGGCAATGTATAAGGTAACGATAAACCGTAGAGGCAAGAAGGCTAAAGCACATTACGCGCACATGGTTGAGAACGGAACAGTTAAGCAACCAGCACAGCCTTTTATGCGCCCGGCTTATGAGCGCAAGCAAAAAGAAGCTGTAGAGCATTTTAAAATGATTCTGGCTAAAAAGATCGCGTTCTATCAGCGCAAGATAGCGAGGCTGCGTAAATGAGTTGGGATTCTGAGTTTTATGCGGCTGTAATGGCTAACGGTGACTTTAGCTCAGGCGTTACGGCTTTGGCTTTAGAGTTTAAGTCTGATGGGGTTACACCTTTCGCCACATATCAATTAATTAACGCTAACGGAACACAAGACACCACAGGCCACGGCTTTGAAGGTGAACGATTGATTCAATTGACAGTTTGGGCAGATAGCCCGACTGATGCAATGCGTCTTTGTGAGTACGGCTCGCTAGGGGCGCAAACTTTAAATGTAGTAAGAATGTATGAACGCAGTTTGGGTAGAGATTCAGACTCGGACGTATTTGGCTATGCGATAGATTTCACAATCTGGTTCGATAGCCCTAGATAAACAAAACACACTTTTCTTTTAACCGAGCTGCCGATTGGCGGCTTTTTTTATGGTCGCTTATTGCGGCCTTTTTTATTGAGGATTTAAAAATGGCTGGTACTAAGGCACATAACTGTAAATTATTTTATTCAAGCGACACTGGCACGACTTATACGCTAGTGGCAGGCGCGACTCAGGTTCAAAAGCCAGAGGCTTCACGCGCAGAAATTGACATGACAGACCTATCAAGCACAGCTAAGGAATTTGAGCTTGATATTGCGGATTTCGGTTCTGTCTCGTTTCCTTTTAACTTTAGCGGAGTAGATACAGTTCACCAAGCTTTGCTTGCATTGGAGAATAGTTCAACAAGCGGTCAATTTAAGGTTGAGATGGTTGAGAACGGCGTAAGTACTGTAACTACTTTTGTATTCACTGCTGACGTTTCAAGCATCGCGATTACTGGTTCAGTTGGTGGTAAGCAAGAGGGTACTTTAAACCTTCGAGTGACCGGCGCGGTAACTGTAGCTCATGGCGCAACGGCTGAGTCTTAATCATGGAATTAGTCGATATTAAAGTTCGCAAGAACAAGAAAGGCGACTTAATCGAGGGGGAGTTCTTTGTTAAAGAGCTTTCCTTTGATGAGTGTATGACTTTGCATTCTTCGGCTTCTGATGGTGACGAAAATTCACGCATGATTCAGATGTGCTTAGTTGACTCTGAGGGTAATCATGTCTTTAAGCCTCAACAAGTAAAGCTGATTAAAGATCGCCTTAATGGTGTTGATATGACTTCGGTTCTGATTGTTGCTAATGGCTTAAACGACTTCACCAAGATCGGCGAGTTAGCGGAGAAGTACGCAAAAAACTCAAAGAGCGACCAGAAACAAGATTAAGGCATCTGGTCGCAGAGGTTACTAATCAGCCTCTAGATTCAATATCTCAGTATGAGTTGATGCGGTGGGGGGTGGCGTGGGAATCACAGCCCCCCTTATTGCTACAGATTAGGAATTTATTAGCTCAGTTAAACGCTACGGCTGTCAATGGATTAGGCGGCAATGTTAGCACTAGGGATTTTATTCCTGAATTTCAGAAAGAAGATGAGGATGCAGATTTCGCAATCGCGGATATGACCCTGCATTTTGCAAAGCATAACGCACAGATCAAGGATAAATAATGGCTTCAAGTATTGAAATTGATGTTTCTGCGAATATCGCAAAATTCAAGGCATCAATGGATAAGGCGGCTATTGAGGGCAACAAACTCAATAAGAGGCTAGACCGAGCTTTTAAGGGTGTCAGCAATGCTATGCGTTCCGTTGGCGCTCTTGCGGGTGTCGCGGTTGCGGGTGGTTTGGGGGCAATGGCGAAGTCTGCCATTAACTCTGCCGATGCTATCCAAAAGCTAGGCATAAGGACTGGTGCTAGTGCTGGGTTTCTGAGTGAAATGCGTTATGCGCTGTCTCAGAATGACGTGGCAATGAAAGACTTTGAGGGCGCGTTAAGAAAGATTAACAAGTCGTCACAAGAGGCAGGGGATGGACTCTCTACTCAGGTTCGGGCTTTTGATAAGCTAGGGATTAGCGTTAAGGCGTTTCAGGCATTAGGCACTGATGACAAGTTCAAGGTGCTGTCCGAGGCAATCTCTCGCGTAGAAGATCCTGCAATTAGAACGCAAGTTGCAATGGACATAATGGGTCGCTCAGGTGAGCAGCTTTTAACCGTTATGCAAAACGGCGCGGGAGGCATTGAAGAATATCTAGTTAAGGCTAGAGACTTGAACATGACGCTCTCACAAGAGCAAGTGGATTCTGCTGCTGCGGCCAATGATGCAATAGATACACTTACTAAATCCTTCTCAGGTGCGGCTACTCAGTCCATCCTTCAATACTCAGACGAAATAGCTAGGGCGGCTGATTTAACCCGCGAGTACCTACCCAAAGCGATTAGCGCAGTAATTGAGGTATTTAAAATTGCGACTCCTGCGGTTTTGGCTTTCTATACAACACTAAAACTATTAACTTTCGCGCCTCCTATGTTTGCGGCTATTTCAGCAAGCGCGGTAGCTATGGGAGGAGGGTTAACGGTTGCGAGTGTTGCCACAGGTACGCTCACCGTAGCGATTAGCGCGCTAAAGGCTGGTTTGTTGTTTCTCACTGGACCGGTTGGTATTGCTTTAGCTGTAGGGTCTTTGGTTGGTTTGGCTTTCCACTTTAAAGAGACAGAAAAGTCTACGTCTGATTTACGCGCAGAGCTTGATCTACTAAAGAGCGGGAACATGGGTTTGGCTGACAGCATGAATAAAGTCAGCATGGCTAGTGTAGATCAAAGCATTGAGGCGTTACGCAAACAGTACGAGGGGCTTAATTCCGACTTAAGACTTAACCTAATAACCTTCGGTCAGTTTGATGACAGGCTCGCAGAATTAGACGAAAGGGCGAGTGTTTTAGTTGAGACTAAAAAGCACCTCATTGGTCAAATAAACAAAACCAGAGATTCACTATCTAAAGGCGTTACAGCCACAAAACTAAGCTGGGAAGAATACAAGAAAAGCAAAGAGGTACTGACTCAATACACAGGCGAAATTGACGAAGCAACGAAGTCACAAATTAAATTTCTTAAAGTGTCTACACAGACTTTTGAGGAATACAGAAACGCTAACAGTAGAGGCGTTATTGAGAATTTTGGCAACTCATTAAATGAAGCAAGCGCGGAGTTATACAACACTCAACAAAACCAGGATCTATTTAATCAGGCATTAAAAGATGGTGTTATCTCTGGCGAATTAGCGGAGAAAATGGCATCTAGCTTAGGCGTAGAGTACGAAGGCTTAGGCGAGAAAACATCAATAGTCTCAGACGCATGGGAAGATGCTAACCGTAAAATATTCGACTCGATGCAAACCTTCTTTCGGGATGGTTTGGATGGTTGGGATAACTTCGGTGATTCGGTCAAAGACATAGTTAAGGACATGATAGCCTCGATTCTGTCGCAGATTGTGGCACTACTAGCGGCTAACGCTTTCAAGCAACTTATCAGCTTTGTATCTGGCGGTAAATACTTCTCCGGCGCTAGTTGGTCTGATGGGTTTAGTGAAATGTTCGGCGGTAGTTCTACCAGTGGGAAGTCAAATTTATCAGGCGGCACGACTGGCGGGTTCTTTCAAGACATCGGAAAGGAAATGGGCTTTAGCTCTACCCAAACTGATGCGGTCTTAGGTGGTGCGGCGGCGGCTTTCACGCTATACAACGGCTACAACCAGATTAAGAACGGCAACGAGATTTCAGGCGCGGTTCAATTAGGTAGTGGCGCGATTCAAGGTTACAACGCATACCAAAATTTTACAGGCGGCGCGGAATATTCTGGCATGGCTGGAAATTATCTAGGCGCGGCTGGTAACGTCTTTGGGATATACGGCGGCATTAAGCAAGGCGGCGCGATGGGCTACGGTTCTGCTGCTCTTAACGCATACCAGTTGTACGGAGCAGGTCAGGCGGCTGGTTGGTGGGGTCAAGCGGCTAATGCCAGCACTTTCGGCAACACGCTGGCAACAACGCCTTACGCTCAAAACTTAGTCAACCCTAACTTTATGTCCTACACAGACCCAGGGCTAAACATTGCTAATCAAGGGGTATCACAAACAGGCAACGGTTTAAGCTGGTTGGGCAAGGCTGGAGCGGTCGCTGGTGTCGCTGGCGGTGTTTACGGCATGTACTCAGGCATCGAGCAGGGTGGAGCGCGGGGAGCGGCTACCTTCGGTGCTGGTGCTATCGGAGCATATGCGGGAACTGCCGCTCTAACAGGTGGAGCTTCTGCTGTACTTGGTGCGATGGGCCCTGCGGGCTGGGCGGCTATGGCTGTACTCGCTCTCGCGGGTATGGGTGGCGCTAGAGACTACGATCAAATTTTACAAGAAGATTACCTGCCTGACTTGTTAGGACAGCAGGGCAAAGGTCATGCTCTAGGCGCAAACGGCGAGACTGGTTTTAACGGCGGCAATACTGCGGTCTTTGGCGCTAATTGGGGCATACAAGGCTCTGGTTTAACGGCTCAACATTTAGTCGATGGTGGCGAGAACGGCAATGGCGGTTTCTTCACCGGCGCACAGAGGACGCTTGATGGATTTGAGGAGGCATTAAGGGCGGCTGGATTCGAGAGCCTTAACTCTGATTTCGGTACGCTTCGGGTCTTAGACAAAGACAAGAACGTCGCTGACATCATGGAGGTTTGGGAGACTTACGCTGCTGGACTAGAGGAGGCTGTAGGCTACAACGAGGTGTTTCAGACAGCTATCGAAAACGGCTTAGTAAGCCCTAGTAATCTATTTTTTGAAAACTTCGCTACTGGTTTTGGTCAGTCTGCTTTCGAGGCTCGTGATTCGCTTATAGCCATTGATGGCGCATTTGATGAAATGGTCAAGGGCGGCATGACTAAGACAGACGCGCTGTTTAAGTCTATGTCTGATCACTACGGATTAGCCCTAGAGGATGCTCAATATTTTGTTGAACAGTCTGGCGTATCTGCTGAACAATTTATAGACAACTTTAGCAATTACAGCGACTCAGCACTTAGCCAGATTTTAGATTTTAATGCTGATGGTGTGACTGGATTTAAGAACGGCTTGGCGCAAATGGGTGAACAAGCGGAGTCTACTTTCAACCAAATCGAGCAACGCATTAACGGCGTATCTGTAGCGGCTCAGAATAGCGCGGGTAATGTTGTTAATGCCTACGATGGGGCTTATGACAGAGTGCAGGGTTTAGACGATGCTTTCTCAAGAAGGCTACTCCAAAAGCTAGACCAGATCACGGATAACTCTAGTGTTACTCGTGGTAACAGCCAGCCACTAGCGGGAATTTAGATGACTGCTCAAACTATCCTGGCAAGTAATCGGGCGGCTACGATTGTCTTAGAGGTTCGCACCGATAACACAAAGGTTTTGCCGGCATCTTATTCTGATTGGGTGGGCGGCCCATCAATGCTTGCTTATCCGTTAGGTGTGGATTTTGAAGATAACAGCCTTTTATATTTATCGACTGGAGCGGTTGCGGGGTTAGCTTATAACGAGGTTGTGTTTAGCGACTTCTTTGTTGAGCGTTCACTTGCTGCACCGTTCACAGGTGGTGGCGGATTGTCGATTAACGGGTTGCCTAATGCTCCGAGTTTTGCGGGTTTAGACATATTTGTATCAGGCGATGATTTAGAGCTATACGCTAGAGATTGGGAGAATAAGCCCTTTGCTCTTTATGTAGGCTATGAGGGTGATGATTGGGCTAATTTTGAGGTCTACTTTACTGGCAAGACTATCGGACACTCTTTGATTAATGAGGGGATTCAAGTTGATTTAAGCCTAAATCCTGTAGGTACAGATAAACTATTTCCTGTTAGCCGTTTTGACGATGGAAGGGTTAAGCCTTACATCTTTGGCGCGGTGAAGAACATAAAACCGGTCAAGGTTAATCCAGACAATGATGATGGGCTATGGATGTTCACATCGGGAAGCGTGGTAACTACTGACTTTGAATTTGAAAAGCCTCCAGCAGTTGAGTACGACGGGAAGAACGATTTCGCTTATGGAAGAATTGCTTATTGGGCGTTTTCATCTTCGGGATTCTCTTTAACTGGAGATGAGCATGGATTACCAGCAGACGTAACCCTGGGTGATGTTTCAATAGCCGAGGATGGCGACCATATAAAGATAACAGCACCAGACAATACGGCAATTAGTGACTATACTGGAGGGGTTTACGCTGTCACAGAGGTTAATGACGCTGGTTCTGAGTCGGTTGACTATGATGTTTATTTTGATTTTTCACTAGATACATCAAGCACGTTAGACGAGTACGACATTCTGGTTGGGTTTAGTCCATTTATCGGAATTGAAAACCCTACAAAGGCGACAAAGGCAATAAAGACTGTAAGGCTTTCTAATTCCAGCGTATTACCTTCGGCGTGGATACAGGTAAAAAAGGCAAATGGTGATGACGCAGAAGATATTATTCTGAATGTTTATGGCATAAGAATAGTTCCAAAAGTAACGACCCCTAGCTTAGTCGTTTTAGGCAGGGAGTCATCTAGTTTTTTTAAGATACCGACATACAGGGTTGTAGATGCAAATATAACGGCATCCCTGCCTTCTTTTATCGCGGTATATGATGACACAGGGCTTCTAAAAATAGCTGACGATAACAACGACTTTATAATTAAGCGTGTAACAGGCGATGCGACTAACAACGATTTAGTCGCAGCTTGCCAATACATAAGCACGCAAGCAAACGGCACTGATTCGCCTATCACGTCTAGCATAACATCGCCCACAGTTGGGATCTATTGCGATAAGGCTAAACCGATTGTGGAGTGGTGGCGTGAGTGGTGCGACTCTACGGACGTTTACCTCGATGTAAGCCTAACGACCTCAACTACCGACCTCAAAAGACGCTTCAATAATCAGGTTTTTGACGCTGATGGTGTTTTGAATGTTACCGAATCGTTCAGCTTTACCGAGGACGATATTATCAATCTTAAGCAGCTACCAAACGAGCCAAGCGTAAGCCAATATGAGGTTAGCTACAACCAAAAATACGAGCTACCAAATGAAAGCCCAACAGTAACGAGCATAAATCCATTCGCAAGGCTTAACCAAGTAAAGCGGATTGATACGGTATTAAAAACACAGGCAGATGCAACCGTTGTTGCAGAGCTAAATAACCGCGATGGCAACAGGCGCACGTTTTATGAGTTTGAGGTTGCGGGTGCTGGGCATGGTCTATCACCTAATGACACTGGTTTTATTAGTCACTCAAAGATTAAGGATGGGAAGTTTACGCTTAGGTTTGTTCGTGAATACCCATTACAAAAAAAGACATTATTAAAGGGCGTAAAGAATGGCTAATTTCGCAATATACGCGCAAGCGGCAAGCCTATCATCTTTGAAGGTTGGCGCTAGTGCTACACCGACCTCATACACTCAGATTAGCAAGACGCAACGATTCTCATTGCCGGGCGGATCTACTGATGAGGTTAAACTGGAATACTCAGCACCTCAGACGTTTAACGCTGTAGCAATCACTGGATTAAATCAATTTCCAACGGTAACGGTTACAAAGACACTCAGCGCGGTTGATACGGTTTTAGGTACGATTAGCGGTTCGACTTACGCGGCAACTAGCCGAGCGCGTAGCACATTTAACGCTTTGCTGATTTTCTCGGATGAGTCCGCAGATGACATCACAATTACGTTTAGTACACCGTACCCTACTAGCTTTAATACGGTGTTTGCTGGGTATTTATCGCTACAACCTACCACCAACTTTAATCGCGGCGTTAACTTCACGGCTAACAGCCAGATGTACGCATTGCAAACTCGTGGCGCAACGTATCACTCGACTAAATCTAGGCTTCGTCAATTTAATCCGCAAATGACGCTATTGAGTGATGAAGAATATTTTGATGTTGAGTTTAGCAAGTCTCAAATAGACGATAGCAATTGTCTAGTGGCTTTAGATTCAGCAGATACAAGCCCTGAGAAGTGGATGATAGCTAACATTGTTGGCGGCGATGGTAGCTTGTCGGGCGAAGGGACAAACTCACAAACATTAAACTTTATGGAAGCACAAAAATGGCTTTAGAATTAGCGGGTGGTGCAAGAGAGACTTGCACAGTATCGGGAAATGACTTTACGCTTACAGGCGCGACAACTGGCGCTATTAGTTTTCTCACGGCGATTACTAAAACAGCTTTGACGATTGATGGCTCTACGGTTTATTGCTATGCCTTTGAAGCGACAGACCCCAGCACTTACGAGGTGATGGAAATGACGTACAACAGCGCGTCAAATAAGTTGGTTCGCGTGGATACTGAACACGGTTCAAACGGCACGAGCGCGGTTACGTTCGACACAGGAACAAGTGCGGTTGTTATCTATCGGGTTTTCTCTGAGCAAGAATTTCTGCTTAGTCATCAGGCGGTTTCGGCTTCAGGGTATCTTGGAAGCACATTTTCAATGGCTTTAAGCACTGTTGAGCAAATAACCGGATGGACTGAAAACTGGGACACTGGAGGTAATTTTGCATCTGATAAATTCACGGCAGACAGGGCGCAAAAGGTAGACGTAAAAATACAGGCAGCATTCCAAGTCGGAGCGGATCAAGACCAGATTGATTTGTACATATATAAAAATGGCACGGCTGTAAAGAGAAGGAGGTTTAGAGCTAGTTCGGCTGGTCCGCAAACCATAGCTATATCAGCGACTCTAGATTTAGCTGTTAATGATTACATTGACTTTAGAGTTAAAAATTCAAGCAACACCGACGGTGTTATTTCTGGTAATGACGACACATTTTTTACAATATCAACGCATGTAGTTCCGTAACATGAAAGATCAGATTCTAGAACAGTCTCAGAATTTAAGCTGGGCGGGGGCGACAATTGGAGTTGTCGGCGGGATAACCTTAACGGAAGCACTTGCGATAGGTGGCTTTGTTTTGGCGCTTTTTGGTGCTGGGGTGAATTTCTGGCACAAGTATAACCTGGTTAAGTTGGAACGCAAACGCTTCGAGATGGAATCGAAGGACGGCTAATGACCCAAGCCCTGCACCTTGTCGGCTACTCGCTTCTAGCGGTGGTCTTTTTTTTGGGTGTGCTGATGTTAGCGACATATTGCGCTTTTGTTGTTGTTGACGTTCTTTACGAGGAACGGTTATGAACCTTACTCCAAACTTTACCCTTCAGGAATTAACAATAAGCCAAACGGCAGAACGTCATGGAATTGACAACAGCCCAAACAGTGAGCAAATAATCAATTTAAAGCGGGTTTGTACGGTGCTAGAGGCTGTAAGGGCGACTATCAACAAGCCAGTGATGGTTAGCTCAGGTTTTCGATGTGAGGCGCTCAATACAGCCGTTAGAGGCGCACCAAAGTCTAAGCATATGGAAGGTTTAGCGGTAGATTTTCACGTTGCCGGAATGACTCCACACGATGTCATTGAAGCGGTAAAGCACGTTATTCCATACCGCACACTAATAGACGAATTTGGGCGATGGATTCACCTAGACATAGAGCGCGGAAAGATACTCAAGGCGCACAAGATAAACGGAGCTACACACTATGGCCGCATCAATTAGACATCTTTTATATAAGTATGACGCGCAAGTATTAAGCGGCATTAAGACCTACCTCACGATTGCTCTACTCGTTGCATCGGTGCTGATAATTCCAGTCGGTAAACTCCAATACTTCGTGCAGGCGTTAGCCCTAGCGCATCTTTTTGTTTTGAGGGTGGCTAAGTAATGCAAATGCTAATAAGCCTATTCACCACAGGCGGCAAGATTAATCCGATAGCAATGCTGTTATTCGTTGGCGTTTCTATTTACTTGTATAACGACTTTCAGGGCTACAGAGACAGGCAAGAGCTAGCCCGACAATGCGAAGTCTACCGAGCAGCCGCACAAGACAAGATCACTCAACTAAATCGGAGTAATGACAATGTTACCGAAACGATTGAAAGCATTGACCCTGATAATCTTAATGATTGGGTTGAGCGCATTAATGGGATGCAGCGCAAAGCTGACTAAGGACTTACAACCCACAAAAACTTACACACCTATTCTGATAAACCAGAATCCCACGACAACCGACCTAGCTATTGCACTGACGCAATGTATAGCAGACCGCGAATTGCTCTATTTAGATTTCGAGCGCATCAATAAAACAGAGAAACTGATAAATAAACGGATATGGGAAATATGGAAGTAGTAATTGGAATTATTTTAATCCTGGTTATCGGCGCAATAGTCAAGACAGCAAAGGATAAAAAGGAGCGCAAAGAGTTTAACCAGCGCGAGACTCCAAAGCCAACGCCATCAATTGCAGATTTACCAGTGGGCAACTATTGCATCATTGATGAATGTACGCCAGAAATAGCAGCAGGGCGCGAGACTAACGGAGCGCAAGACGTACAGGCGCAATTGTATTTACTAATATCCGAGACAGGCACTAAACCAGCTTTTATTGGAGTGTCATGTGGTGAGCATGGGGTAAATAAACAGCCCACTCTTAACGCGATTAAAGAGCTATGTCTCAATATTCCGATACTCGAAGGCGCACCGACTTACTTAGGCGCAAAGTCTGAATTAAGCGATGCGATTGTCGCAGAAAGCAAAAAGGGCGTATTTAAAATCTATCTTGGCTCACCAGCAGGCGATGTTGCAAGGGCCTTCAAAGATGATGGAATACACATTCACAATATTAGACTCCCTCGGTTGCTAGAGCATACTTGGAACGAGCATATCAACTATGTAGCGGCTAAATACGTCTTAGACCGATTGCAAGACAAATCAGGCGCGGTCACTGAGTATTACGAGCTAATCAAGCGCAGTAATCTACCATCAAAGTTCCAAGACACTCACACGTTCATAAACCTAAACAGAACCCTCAAGGCGTGGGATTTAGCCAATAGTCCTGAAATTCTAAAGCGCAACCAAGAGTTAAATGCAGGCATAAGAGACAACACTGGAGTGTTGCGAATTGCAGACGTTTTATGCGTTGCTAAAGATTTAGGCTTTGAAAAAGACATAGCGCGGATATTTAACGGCATACAGAACGGCATGGATATTTGCAAGGATAGGATTGCTCTAGGTGCTGTAGAGACTTTGGTTCAATCTACGCCACCACTATCAAGGCTGGATATGACTCCCATAAGCCGAGATACGTTCAGCGAGTCTAATTGCATTGTGTACGGCGGCACTAGAAACCCATTTAGATACAAAAAGACATCCGTAATTCAGAGCGCGTCAATAGGAATAAACAGCCACACCATACGCCACACTAAAGCGGGAACGTGGGCGGGTAAGACTTATCAAGCAGGGCGTAAAATTGATGGGACACACGGCATCGTAAGCTATGACCGTGAAACTAAGCAATGGTATGTGTTCATGTTTGAGTACAGCGTAATAGGCGAGCCAAGACGACCAAAGGGCTGGCAGTTTCTTAACTGGATTCAGCAAGGCGACCCGATTGGTTTAATCGCAAGCACTAACACTCGCAGCCGCGAATGGGATGTTAGTGGGCAAGCGAACGAGCGCACAAATATTTATTGGATAACAGCGTGACATTAGACGAATTATTTCCAAACGTAGCCGCGCAAGTAAAGGCGGCTCTAGCTTCAAACGCTGACCAATACGGCGAAGGGCTGACATATAAAAAGCATCAACAGGAGTTAGATAAGGCGGTGGGTCATTTAATGCAATCACTCATTAATAATGATAATTCTGAGGATAATACAACGCACAGAATTAGCGCGATTATCCGACTCTTAAAGGTGGCTGAGTTAGATGCGATTACAAATATCGACTAAACGAGCTGAGAAAATAGCCCACCATTGGGACTCAGACTCTACACTATTTGAAAACATGCGATCTGCTGGCCTAAAGGGTAATGATAGGCGCAGTATGCACCGATACCGCAGACAAGCCGAAGAAATTACAGGTCAAAAGTTAGACCTCAATAGCCCACAAGCACACCAGCAAATTGATTGCCCCTCCACTCTTAACCTCACAGACGCAAGAAAGCATAAGACTTTCGTTGTCACATCACACACTAACGACTCGCCCATTGTTGACGCATTTTGGGATTCTCTACAGCTTTTCTGTGAGTCTAAAAGCGCACAGCTATTAGTCGTACCTCTTAGATACCAGAACAAAACCGCCATGAATGCGGTCGCTGATTATCAGTGGGACGAACGTATATACCCTTATGCGGTTACAAAAGACTTTCACATACACAAACACCTTGTTATATCGGGCCATAAGCTAAACGCCACTACAGTTAATCCTTTAGCGGGTAAGCAAGCACTAAGCGGCATTAAGAGCGCGGTCTATGGGCATCCACAAGTCGCATTGCAAAACGTGGGTACACCTAAAGACGAGTTGCCTAAATCTATGATGACTACAGGCAGTTGCAATAAGCCAGTCTACTCATCAAGCGAGACAGGCGGCAAAGCGGCATTTAATCATTCAGTCGCTGCGGTAATAGTTCACTTAGTAGGCAAAAGATACTTCTTTACACAGTTAGGTTTTGATGGTGAGGGCTTTCAGTTTCTAAACGAGTATTGGACACCAGAAGGCGTAGAGAATCGCCATGCAGAGATTGTTCACGGTGATATACATGCCTGGTATGAGCGCAAGGACGTTACTAAATCAAAGCTAAGGATTATCGACAGGGTTAAACCTACAACGCAAATATTCCATGATTTACACGATCAGCACATAGGCTCACACCATGCCACTATTCGCGAACGAGTAGAGCAAGCCTTAAAGGGTGAGGTGTCGATAGAAAAAGAGGTCAGGCTTTCTATTGATTACCTAGAGCGCATCGGTAAGGGTACAAAAAACCTAATCGTTGGTTCTAATCACAATGACCATCTAGATCAATGGCATGGATCGTATAAAGTAGAGCGCGACCCATACAACGCAAAGTTTCACGGATGGCTTTCTAGCCAGATTTACGGCACAGACAGGAATTGTCTACAGGCTTGCTTTGATGAGTTTGGTTGTAAAGTCCATTACGAATTTATATCAAGAAACAAGCGCCACAGCATATCAGGCGTGGACACCTCACAGCATGGTGACAAAGGCGTGAACGGTGCGAGGGGAAGCGCACAAGGGTTTAGCATGACTATGTTAAAAACCATGATAGGTCATGGCCATTCTGATGGAATATTTAAGGGATGCTGGCAAGTAGGCACTAGCGCGGATGGTATGACCTACGCTAACGGCTACAGCACATGGACGCTCACGGATGGGGTAATTTACCCTAACGGCAAACGCGCACTAATCCGGCACATTAACGGCAAGACTATTGCGGATTATCTGTAAGGTTTATCCGCGTCCAAGTGTAAGCTAGGCTTATCCGCGAAAGGGTGTAAACCTCACATTGCGTGGAAGGTTTACAACCCTAGACTATACTCACAGTCTTAGTTTGAAATGTGAACAAGTTCCTTTTGTCTCTAGGGCTTAGTTTGACCATTCTTTGGTTCATATAATTCCCATTACGCAAATGAATTGACGCGCAATAACCATCACCGAATATTTTGTGCGCCTCCCTATACCCTGCAATGTAATCTACCCTTTCTTTTTCACAGAAGAAGTAACGGCTAGACCTCATGGGGATACCGCTTACTCGGTTGTAGTAGCCTTCGTTGTTAGGCGTTCTTTCGAACCCCTTAAAACGGCTCATCTCATCTTTAGCGTGACATATAAAGCCTTTAGGGTATTCCCTTCGCTTTTTCTTTGGCTTGGCTTTTTTTGGCGGGGTTTTTGTTGCGCGTAAAGATTTTAGGTTTGACTCTACTTTTGGCGCGTAGACATTTTTAACGATGTATAAAACAGGCACTAAATCATCTAGATTTAAAGAGTTAGACTTCTGTATGTTTATAGCGGGGTCGCAAGCGACGTAGTTAGTTATAATATCTTTCCCGCCTAACGAAACAGGCAACACATGATCTATGTGAAACGTGTCAAAACTCAATGCTCGGCCAGAATAAAAGCACTTGCCAGAGTAAGCCTTAAATAAAGCCTTTCTCAATGCTTGATTATTGGTACAAATAATCTCTTCACTCATAATCCCACCTCAATTAGCTCGCGTCTAGGCGAGTACAACACGCCACAATCAACGATAAAGCCCTTACTTATCCACTGATATACCTGAGGCACTTTAACGCCTTGAGCCTTCGCAAATTCTACCTTTGATCCTTTGTAATTCGCGGCAATGTATTCGTCTAGGGTCATGCAATCTCCGCAATAGCTTCTTCGGCTTCGGCTTTTGTGTTGTACACGATAGGGTTATCGTCGCCATTCAAAAGATCGAATCTGTGGCAGAGCATTAGAGCATGGTCAGCCTCTTCTTCGCTGTCAAAAGCCTCAACCAGAGCGGGATTGTTTCCATTTACACCCCAAGTCCAAAGCTCTACGCCTTCGCGCAAATAATTACGCCTAGCCAATTTACTATAAATTTATATGTCACTTATAGTAAATTTATACTCGAGTTATGTAGCGGTCTATTCACTCTGTCTCCTGTATAGCGCACATAGCGCCTTTATGGTCTTTGTCTAGCTCTGCAATTAGTGCGTCTGCGTGGTCACAGGCTACTTCGGCTACTAATTTTGTGTCTTTACTATAAAAATTTCCAGCCAACAATCCTTGCATAGCCATACCCGCAAGCTGGTCGCGTCTTGATAGCGGCAAGGGGAACAGCTGAAATTGCTCGTCAGAATCAATCTGTATTATTTGTCCCGGAATGTTTTTGTAATTCATTGTCTTACTCCGGTGATGCGTTTAGTTTTAATCGTGTGGTTGTAGTCGTACATCACACTAACCCATCTGATCGTGATTCTATTAACACCCTAACCTCGTCAAGACTTATTGGTCTATGCCAGAAGTCCCAATTTACATTGATGTAAGGGAATCCTAGAGGCTTAGTCATGGCATCCTTATGTATGTGACCATGCACATTAACCTCAGCCCTGAACAT